CTAGAGTAAAAGCTGGTAGTAAAGGTGGCAAACCTGGACAATGGTCAGCGAGAAAAGCGCAAATGGTTGCAAAGCAATATAAAGCAAAAGGTGGAGGATACAAATGAGAAGATACTTAAAAAGACTTTGGTGTGCCTTAATAAACCGTAAATGTAATCCAGAGTGTGATTGTTGCTAGATGGCATTATCTAAATCACAAAAAAGTTTAAAGTCTTGGACAAAACAAAAATGGAGAACCAAAAGTGGTAAACCATCTACGCAAGGCTCTAAAGCTACTGGTGAACGTTACCTACCTACTGCGGCTATCAAGTCTCTTAGTGCTAGTGAGTACGCAGCCACTTCCAGAGCAAAACGAAAAGGCACTAAGGCAGGTAAGCAGCATGTGGCTCAACCTAAAAAAATTGCAAAAAAGACCAAAACCTTTAGAGCCGCAAAAGGTGGAACTGTAAGGAAAAGAAAATGAATCGTAACCTCACAGAAAAACAAGAAACATTTTTAAATGTTTTGTTTGAAGATGCAAATGGTGATTTTGCTACAGCTAAAAGAATGGCTGGCTATTCTGATAATGTAGCAACTTCATCTGTTGTTAATGCATTACAGGAAGAGATAGCAGAAAGAACTAAAAAATTTATTGCTTCTACTGCAACTAAAGCTGCTTTTTCTATGAGACAAATTATGGAAAGCCCTACTGATTTAGGTAATAAAGAAAAAATGGCAGCAGCAAAAGATATTTTAGATCGGGGTGGATTTAAAGCTACTGATAAAGTAGAAGTAGCTACCACAAGTCCACTTTTTATTTTACCGCCAAAAGATGAATAAAATAACTAAAACATGGAAACTTCCAGCCCCAGAAAAAGGGGAAGAGTTTGAATGGAGATCTGTTGTAAGAGTCGGCAGACATGTTCCATTTGGATATGAGCAAGATCCTAATGACCCTGATATATTACTTCCTATATCAAACGAATTAAATTTGTTAGAAGAAGCAAAAAAGTATCTAAAACAATATAGCTACAGAGATGTATCTGCTTGGTTAAGTGAACAATCAGGTAGATATATATCACATGTAGGATTAATGAAAAGAGTTACCATTGAGCGAAAACGTCAGAGAGAAGCTGCAAACCAACGCCACCTTGCTGAAAAATACAAAAAAGCCCTCGAAAAAGCGAAGAAGCTTGAAGCAGAAAGACTCGGTGGAAAAGAACTTAGAACAGCCTCTGGTGTATGAGGCAGAAGGACCTGCACCTCAAGAGATAGTTTTTAAACCTAACCCAGGCCCACAGACAGAGTTTTTGTCGTCAACAGAACAAGAAGTTTTATATGGTGGATCTGCAGGTGGTGGTAAAAGCTATAGTTTAGTTGTAGATCCTGTAAGATATTTTAATAACCCACATGCAAGAATGTTGTTGGTTAGGAGAAGTACAGAGGAACTAAGAGAACTTGTTTCTATTTCTAAGGAACTATATCCTAAAGCAGTTCCAGGTATTAAGTTTATGGAAAGGGATAAGACTTGGGTAGCACCATCTGGTGCAACACTATGGATGTCTTATTTAGATAGAGATGATGATGTTATGCGATATCAGGGTCAAGCCTTTAACTGGATTGGTTTTGATGAACTTACACAATGGCCTAGCCCTTATCCTTGGAATTATATGAGATCAAGACTACGTGCTACAAAAGCAAGTGGTCTTCCTTTATATATGAGAGCTACAAGTAACCCTGGGGGTCCAGGCCACCAGTGGGTAAAGAAAACATTTATAGACCCAGAAGTACCAAAGAAAAGTTTTTGGGCGCAGGATTATGAAACAGGTGAAACAATCGTATGGCCTAAAGGTCATACTAAAGAAGGTGAACCACTTTTTAAAAGAAGGTTTATACCTGCCACTTTGTTTGATAATCCATACCTAGCAGAAGATGGAATGTACGAAGCTAACTTGCTTTCGTTACCAGAACATCAAAGAAAACAACTACTAGAAGGTAACTGGGATGTAAACGAAGGTGCTGCATTTCCAGAGTTTAATCGTAAAATACATGTAATAAATCCTTACGATATACCAAATAACTGGGTAAAGTTTAGAGCATGTGATTATGGTTATGGTTCTCATACAGGTGTTCTCTGGTTTGCTGTAACTCCAGATGAACAACTTGTCGTATATAGAGAAATGTACGTATCTAAAGTTACTGCTACAGATCTAGCAGATTTAGTTCTGGCAGCAGAAGAAAGTGATAAAATAAGATACGGAGTACTTGACTCTTCTTTGTGGCATAAACGTGGTGATACTGGACCTAGTTTAGCAGAACAAATGATTATTAAAGGTTGCCGTTGGAGGCCATCTGATAGATCAAAAGGTTCTCGTGTAGCAGGTAAAAACGAATTACATAGAAGATTGCAAGTAGATGATTTTACAGAAGAACCAAGATTAGTTATATTTAATAATTGTAAAAATTTAATTTCACAATTACCTGCACTACCATTAGATAAAACTAATCCAGAAGATGTAAATACAAATGCTGAAGATCACCTTTACGATGCTTTGAGGTATGGTATAATGACTAGACCACGTAGTAACCTTTTTGATTTTGCACCTACAGAGGGTTCTGGATTTCAAATAAGCGATACTACTTTCGGATATTAAAATGATTGTAACTTGCCCAAAGTGTTCTATAAATTATAGTACAGATAAATTTAATAGTTGTCCTAATTGTCAAGAACAATATGATTTTGATAATGGACCTTGGAAAACAATAAAGGATAACCAATAATGGAAGAAGATTTTGAAGAAACAATGGATTCTGCAGATTCTACTGCAATAGAAGATAGCAAAGAAGATTCTTACACAGATCCTCTTGTTGGAACTATTGTTGGTTTAATTCAAGATAAATACAAAAAAGCATCTACAGCTAGAGAAACAGAAGAACAAAGATGGGTAAAAGCATACCGTAACTATCGTGGTTTGTATGGGCCAGATGTACAATTTACTTCTACAGAAAAATCTAGGGTATTTGTTAAAGTAACTAAAACAAAAGTTCTTGCTGCTTATGGTCAAATTGTAGAAGTACTTTTTGGTAATAATAAGTTTCCAATATCAATAGAACCTACAACACTTCCTGAAGGTGTTGCAGAGTCTGTACATTTTGAAACAGATGAAAACCTTAAAAAAGCTTCAGGTATAACTGAAGAAGATATGCAACCACTTCCAGGTGAAACTTATCAACAGGTACAAGAAAGACTTGCTGGATTACAAGATGAATTATCTCCTGTAACTGAGATAATTAAAGAAGGGCCAGGAACGACTGCAACTCAGATAACTGTACATCCTGCTATGATTGCAGCTAAGAAAATGGAAAAGAAAATACATGACCAACTAGAAGAATCAAATGCTAATAAACAACTACGTGTAGCAGCATTTGAAACTGCATTGTTTGGTACTGGTATTATGAAAGGCCCATTTGCAATAGATAAAGAATATCCTAGTTGGTCAGAAGATGGTGAATATACACCTGTATTTAAAACTATACCACAAACTTCTTCTGTATCTATCTGGAACTTTTATCCAGATCCTGATGCATCAAATATGGATGAAGCAGAATATGTCGTTGAAAGACATAAAATGTCCAGATCGCAAATAAGAAATTTAAAAAATAGACCTTTCTTTAGAAGCAATTCTATAGACAATGCAATTAAACTTGGTGAGTCCTACACTAAAGAGTGGTGGGAACAAATAATGGAAGATGATGCTCAAGAAACAAATCCAGAAAGATATGAGGTTCTTGAGTTTTGGGGTAATGTAGATACTGATATTATAAAAGAACATAATGTAGATATACCAAAAGAATTTAAAAATTTAGATGAAGTTAGTGTAAATATTTGGGTTTGTAACAATCAAGTTTTACGTTTAGTTATTAATCCTTTTACACCTGCAATTATTCCATACTATGCAGTACCATATGAAATAAATCCTTACAATCTTTTTGGTATTGGTTTAGCAGAAAACATGGATGATACGCAAACTCTTATGAATGGTTTTATGCGTATGGCAGTAGATAATGCTGCACTATCAGGTAATATGTTAATAGAGGTAGACGAGACTAATCTAACTCCAGGTCAAGATCTATCTGTATATCCAGGAAAAGTATTTAGAAGACAAGGCGGTGCTCCTGGGCAAGCTATCTTTGGAACAAAGTTTCCTAACGTATCTAACGAGAACATGCAGATGTTCGACAAAGCAAGGGTATTAGCAGATGAATCAACAGGTTTCCCATCTTTTGCACATGGTCAAACAGGAGTTCAAGGAGTGGGGCGTACTGCTTCTGGAATCAGTATGCTTATGTCTGCTGCTAACGGCAGCATACGTAATGTTGTCAAAAATGTGGATGATTATTTACTAAGCCCATTAGCAAAAGCTTTTTATAGCTTTAACATGCAGTTTGATTATGATCCAGAAATTAAAGGTGATTTAGAAATTAAATCTAGAGGAACCGAAAGTCTTATGGCAAATGAAGTTCGTAGCCAAAGACTAATGCAGTTTTTACAAGTTGTGCAAAACCCAGTGCTTGCACCATTTGCTAGAATGGATTATGTTATTCGAGAAATTTGTAAATCAATGGATCTTGATCCAGATAAACTTGTTAATTCTTTATCTGATGCTGCAATACAAGCTGAGATATTAAAACAATTTAGACAAGAAAATCCTGAAGCTGTACCACCTGAAGCTCAACAACAACAAGGTCAAGCACCAGCAGGTGCTCAAGCAGAAGACCCAACTGGAGCAGGTGGGGCAACTATAGGCACTGGTAATGTACCACAACCTGGAGAGCCAGGATTTGCAGCTAATAACCAAGGAGCACCAGTACAGTGAGCAACCTAAAACTAGTGGTAAATAATAAACCACAGTGGGATGCAATGCTAGATGAGATGTATTTTCGTATTGGCTTTGCACATAAACAAATAGAGCAACTAGACGATCCTGCAGAAATATTTAGATATCAAGGTGAGATACGTGCTTTACGTTCTTTAACTAGATTAAGGGATAAAGTAAATAATGAATAGTAGTTTAGTTCCTAAACCTAGACCTAGAAGTAAAACAAAAGATACTACACTTCGTGGTAGACCTGTTTGGATTGATGAGACAGGGGATATAACTGGTGAAAAAGGCACTCGTTATTCTGAAGTAACTACGACTATACCTTGGGGAACTGAATGGATTACTGCTCCTAGTATTGATAAAGATGGAGCTAAACTATCTGATGAAGAAGTTGATAAAAGATTAAAAGAAAATGAAGGTAGAGATTTTCTTACAGGAGAAAAGCTACCTACATTCGAAAGTGAACCAGAGGCTAGTGCTTATGCCGAGTGGCGTTCAGACACAATGTTTGATAAAGAGCAGATAGAAAAAGGTTACCCAGAAAAAGTATATGAAAATGTAGAACCTGAAAAAGAAGAAAACAGTTTTATGTATGACATGGGTAGTTATGCAAAAGGTATCGGTAAAGCTTTAGCTGCCATAGGTTTGCGTAGATATGGTGTAGATTATTATCCTACTGCAGATGGTTTCTTTGAAGGTGGTGATGTACAAAAAGAAGATCCTGCTTTAAAATTTAAAAGAAGATCTACAGTAACTGACCAAAGTATAAATAATGCAATAAATGCACAACCTAAAAAAGGTATGGGTTATGTAGAACTATTAGTAGATAATATTATTGGTTTAGATAATGAGTATGAATCTTTTGGTGAAAAACTTGGTACAGAGTTTAATAAAGATGAACTTGGTTTTCTTAAAAATATAGCGGTAGGTGCATACGAAGGTGCAAAAGAATTTGTAACAAGTCCTGTAGATACAACTAAAAGTGTTGTAAAAGATATTGCAGACAGTGTGCAAAGACTTGGTACTGAAGATTTAGATATGCGACTTAAACGGTTGTACAATGTTACGTATGCAGATGCTACAGATGAACAAGTAAACAGAGCTAGAGAGAGTGTATTCGGAGATGCACTTACAGCTTTAGAATTAGTTCCTGCTGGTGCTGCTACAGCAGTTGTTGCAAAGCAAGCACTTAAATCAGGTGCAGGAAAGCAAGTAGTAGATTTTGCTAAACGTATTGAGGTTGATCCTGATGCTGTAGGTTCATTAGGTGGTAACATTAAAGTTGGAACTGGTATTCCAAAAATAAATATGATTGAAGGGTCACCTGCAGGTATAAATAATCAAACTGTAACACAATCTGCTGTTGATCTTGTTAATTCACCTGCTTTTGGTGAAGGTTTTGCAGAAAAATTAAGAGAAGTTGCTGCTGAAAATAGTATTGGAGTGGGTGATAAAACATTTATGCCTATGGATGTTTATACAGAACTTGTAGATAGAGTTAATAATCCTAATTTTAAAGTTGTTAATACTTCTTTTGATAGATCTCAAATAACACCAGTACAAAGAAAATCTGCTGATACATTACCTAAAAGTCAAGTTTCTCCACTTACAAAAGAGAGCACAGACAAAAGACTTTTTGAAACTGGTGCTATAGAATCTTTTGATGACACAATAGATCCAGAATATTTAACTGTTTCACCTGAAGCTGCTAGAGAAAGTTTTAGAAAAGATCAAGAATTTGCTACAAGAGATTTTTATAGTTCTATAACTACTGCGTTAGAAAATAGAGTTGGTAAAAAAGGTATATCTGGTAAAGTAGCTAAGAAGTTTTTAGAAAAAAATGCACCTAATATAAACAAACAAGAGTTATATTGGTCAGGACTTCTTGATGTATTAGAGGATGATAAAGTATATAAGAAAGATGAACTACTACTTCTTGCAAAAGAAAATACACCACAAATAGAAATAGAGGTTCTTGGGCCTCATTTTAAAGTAGGAGAGGGAGTCAAAAAACCTCGACATTTTGAAATGCAAAGAATTACAGGTGCTATTAAGTTTAAAAGAGATGATGGATCTTTAATATCACCAGCACTGCATACTAAAGATGATTTTGATTATGCAGAGATATTAATAAGAAATAAAAATCAAAAAACTAGTAATTATAAAGATGTTCTCGGAGGTCATTGGGGTGGAAGAGATGATGTTCTATCTCATGCTAGAGTAACTTATCTTGACTATATGGACCCAAATAAAGATAAATCAGTTGCAGTCATTGATGAACTTCAAAGTGATGCTGTACAAAGTGGTATTATAGCAGATAAAAAAACAGGTAAAGAAGCATTTGATGAACGAATTAAAGAAAAAGATTATAACCCAACTTTAGGTGATATAGGTTTACACTATGAAACTGAACTTAACGATCTTGTTTCTGGTTATGTTACTGGGAATGTTCCACTTAGCAAAAAATTTAAAGATAAAAT